CCAGAGAATCCGTATCTTGCGGGTCTGGACAAGATGAAATAATTTTTCACCCTGAACAATGAGACATGAATAGTGTCTGAGTAACTTGGGATTTAGTCCCATGAAAGGTCGAAACAAAACAAAAAATATATTATTATGAACAAACCACAATCATTTATTGATCAGGACCGTGCTGCTACTCTTTTGGAGAAGTGGGCACCAGTCCTTGACTATACATCTGATAGCGTTAAAGCTATTGAAGATGATCATACCCGCCTTAATACCGCGGTACTCTTGGAGAACCAAGAGAAATGGTGTATCGAAGAGGACAACTCCACTGGTGGTGGAGCTCTTGGTGGATCTGCTCAGGGTGGAGTACAATTCAACCCTAACGTAGCAGGTGGCTCCAGCTCAGCCGATACATATGCCCCGAACGATGCTCGCCTTCCTAAGGTGCTTATCCCAATGATTCGTCGTACATTCCCAGAGCTTATCACTAACGAAATCGTTGGTGTTCAGCCTATGAGTGGACCAGTTGGTCTTGCATTCGCTTTGCGATATGCTTACCAGAATGAGTACCTCGGTACTGGAATCGATGGAAAAACCCAAGCTGCTGCAGGCGGACAAGCTGCTAAGACCCCAGGTCTTTCCGGTTCTGCTGGCCTTCCGCAGACTGAACTCGGATATCAGCTTCTTGATACCCGCTTCACTGGTGCCAGCTCTGCTGACCTTACCGGAGATGCTGGATATTGGGCTTTCGCTGATCAGGACAAAGGTGTCGCACAGATCCTTTCTGCTTTCGAGATCACCGGAAACATTCCACAGGTTGAAGTTAAGTTCGAAAAGACTGCTGTTGAAGCTGGTACACGTCGCCTCGGCGCTCGTTGGTCAGTTGAACTTGAGCAGGACCTTAAGAACATGAACGGAATCGACATTGACGCTGAGATCACTAATGCCATGAGCTACGAGATCCAAGCTGAGATTGACCGTGAGATGCTTATGCGCATGATCCAGTCCGCACTTGGTGCAGGATTTGGACCTGGTTTCTCAGTATGGAGCCCTGCTTCTGCTGATGGTCGCTGGCTCGTTGAGCGTAACCGTGACTTCTACCAGCGCTTGATTATCGAAGCTAACCGTATTGCTGTACGTAACCGTCGTGGTGCTGCTAACTTCGTTGTTGCAACTCCACGTGTATGTGCTATCCTTGAGATGCTCCCTGAATTCCAGTGGGTACCTGTACAGGGTGATGTAAATACACAACCTGTTGGTATTGCCAAGGTTGGATCACTTGGTGGACGTTTCAACGTTTACCGTGATACACGTACTGAAGTTCAGTCTGGAAACTACTCACCTACCGTATACGGTGGAGGTACTTCCAACGTTGAGTACGCACTTCTTGGATATAAGGGACCTGAGTTCTATGACACAGGTATTATCTATTGCCCATACATCCCAGTTATGGTTCAGCGCACAATCGGACCGAACGACTTCGCACCACGCGTAGGACTTCTTACCCGTTACGGTGTTGTTGACAATATCTTTGGTGCTAACCTTTACTATCACGTCATTATTGTACAGAACCTTGGTGCTGAGTTTACTCCAGGATCAAGTGCTGTATACTTCTAAGATCTATTAGTATTACACTATTAACCAGAGCGGGTCCAGAAATGGACCCGTTCTTTTTGTATAAATTATACTTGGTTGATTAAATACTTATATGCTTAAATTTACAAACATTAAACTTGCGGATGGTAAGTCTGGTGCTGATAGAGGACAAGGGCTTAAAAGATTAGAGTCACATTACGTAACTGGTTCTGGTTACGGTATTGGTACAGCTGCTGATGCTACTCTTAACGATGACTACTACATAGTCTGGAATAACTGGCCTGTCTTCACTGGTGCAAATGCTAACCATACATCAGACGTCTCTTCAACAGATCTCGCTAAAATAGGTATTACTCAACTCTCTGTAAGGGCTAAAGCTACTTATGGTTCTGGTACACTTGATTGCGTTATTGTACGTAAGTCAGATGGTCATGCAGTTCGTGTAACAGTTACTGGCTCTACAGCTGCTGATTATAAAGCTGATCTTGACTCAGAAGCAACAATTACAATAGTTGATCCTAAACAAGGTCCTTGGACACCTGAGCGAGGCCGTAAGCAAAACTTGGGTTATATTTAATAGTTAATCTATAGCAAATCAAATAAAGAACGGTAGGTGCAAACCTACCGTTTCTTGTTGCTCAGACCCTGTCTAAGCCTATTTTACCTATTCTACATGTATATTTATAGTATGGTTTTTACCCTTCTAGAGCCTCTAGTCTAGCTGTTAGATTTTTGATAATAGCTTGCTGCTGTTGCATACCCTTAACCAATATTGGTATGATATGCTCTCCAGTATAACCAAGTCTATCAGGATTGTCATTGTTGGTAATAACTGGATCATCACCTTCAAGAGCAATAACATCCTGTGCAATAAAGCCATGACGTTTACAGCTAATAGAACCTTCTGGATCACTTCTATCAGTAATCATATTGAATGTCTTTGGCTTAAGATTTCCAATAAAGTCTAAACCAAACTCAAGGTCACAAATGCATGTCTTATCTCTTCTATCAGATACAGTAGAGAATGTACCATTTGAGCAGACACTTGTCACACTTGAGTTACCAAGCATTATCTTATTACTACCACAACCAACAGCACCTGAACCAATAACAATCTCATTTGTAGTTGAAGAACCACCACCACCAGTTGCATCACAACCAATGAAGATACTCTTTGTTGGGGCTTGCATCTGTGATGTACCAGTACCAGTAAATCTACCTGCTATATAACCAATAGCAACGTTACAACTACCTGTGCAGTTACAACCAAGAGCAACAAAGCCCATTGCAATGTTATTACTACCTGATGTATTTTTCCATGCAGTAGCTTCACCAATAGCAATGTTGCAGTGACCAGTTACAGAACTAGTACCTGCACCAAGAGCACATGGACCAATAGCAACGTTCTTACAACCTGTTGATAGTTTCTGTATAGCACAAAATCCTATTGAAACGTTGCATCTACCTGAAGTTACATCACGCATTGATTGGTTACCTATAGCAACATTATCATAACCAGTACCATTATTTGTTGATGTTCTCATTGCGTAGTTACCAATAGCAACGTTTGTGTTACCACTTGTAATACCACAACCAGCTGCACGACCAAATACCAAGTTATCATTACCAGTAATCCTGAAACCAGCAGTATCACCAATAGCAACGTTTCGACTACCGGTTGAGTTCTGCTGAAGTGCCTGCTTACCAATAGCTAGGTTAGCATCACCTGTAGTAGTAGTACAACCAGTACAAGCACCGAGGAAGACGTTACCTTGACCTGTACCTTCTGTAATATTCTTACCAGCACATTTACCTAAGCAAACTGAACCACCAGTAGTTAAAACCTTCATGGCAAAGTCACCGCAAAGGTTACCAGTACAAGTAGTTGCACCAGCTGTATAACCACTATCGTTTGTCCACTGACTTATGTTACCACTCTTGTTAGTAAAGGTTTGAGAGTTACTTGGAGTAGTTGTTCCTGTGCATGTAGTATATCCACTATTGTTAGTCCATTGAGAAATATTACCACTCTTGTTAGTAAACGTTTGAGTATTACTTGGTGTAGTAGTACCGGTGCAACCAGTATAACCACTACCGTTGGTAAGTTGGTTATTGTTGGTAGGTATTGTTGTTGAGTTATAAGCATTTGATCCAAAGATCTCTGAGAACAACTTACGCTTCTGTGAACCAGCATCAAGATAAACTATTTCATCACTTGTAGGAACAATAGCAGCTGTACCATCTGCAAGCTCGGATAGATCTAAATTTACAGCAGGCACTGCTGCTGAACCACCAATATCAAGACCAGTACCAGCTGTTACACCAGTAACTATTCCTGCACAAGCTGTATAACCACTATTATTTGTCCACTGACTTATATTACCAGACTTGTTTGTAAAGGTCTGAGTATTACTAGGAGTAGTTGTTCCGGTACATGTAGTGTAGCCACTACCATTGGTAAGTTGGTTATTGTTGGTAGGTATTGTTGTTGAGTTATAAGCATTA